AGGAGCAGGAGATTGAGCATCAAGTGATGCAGAATGAGCCAGAGTTTGAGGACTAGATTGACCCAATACAAGAGCTAGACGAGCAGATAATTCTGCGTAAGTTTTGTAATTAGCAGGATCTGTGTACTCATGTAAATCATATGTCTTGGCATACAATGCTTCAAGCTTCTCGTCATCACCACCTAATAAGGCTGATTGACTGGCGAACTCTGACTTATCATAGTTGCGATAACCCTCCCAATTTCTGATTTTCAATTTGAAGTCTGCGCCTTCCCACATATCATATGGGTTAAGTGGAGCTTCATCTTGAAACTGAGGTTGCATAACATCCATGATCTTATCATGAATCTTCTTACCGAAAGTATAGAGCATTACTTTACCTTCATTAGAAGGATTGCTCGGATCACTTACGACCAATACATTCGATACATAATGAAGCCTACGCTTACGATCACGCACGATAGCTTTATCATCTTCGTTGCCCGAATTCCAGAGCGCACTATTTGCTTCTGATATTGGACATGGTTGCCCGATACTAGTCAATGATCGTTCGATCATCCATTGACCGGTAGGTCCTTTAAAGCCATGGTCCCAATATCTAGCCCATGGAGTCTCATTACCTTCTGGTGCAGGCAAGAAACGGAGAACGGCATAGCCATTACCAGCTTTATCGACCGTCGCTTTCCATTGACGATCATCGTCATAGTTTTTCTTTTCAGTGTTTGTGGCGCCCGCAGATACGAGGTCTGCGATTGAATTGCGGTTACGTTTTAAATTTGCAAAAGACATATTTCTTGTTCCTATTATTAACAGTGTATTTCAGTTTATGGTACTTCGAGTATTGTAACATAATGATCAACCAAAGTCAATCATTTTATTACGCATTAGTATATAGCTAAATTGGTAAAGTGTTTTGGCGAGGAAGATAGTTTAGGCTCATTGCTTCAGCTTCTATCTTATTCTTTATAACAGGAGATATGTACTTCTTAACATCTTCGATCTCCATCTTGTGTTGTTCACATATAGCGCAGACTGCATCCATGTAGGGCATTCGCTTTTCACGCACCCAGTCTTCGACCATCTTAGTGAACCTACTCTTCGTCATCATCATTCCATCAAGCTTCATTCGGATACTCCATTTCTCGTGTCCATACAGCCCCAACATCAGGATAGTGGACACCTATCGTTCTATTCATAGTACCGTCTGGGCGATATGAGGGAGCTATGCAAACAGATACTTGCTTATACTCTCGCTTCTCACCGTAATGCGAATCTAGCCACACGCCTGTTCGCATATAAGCAGATAGATTATACAGATAGGTCGTTGCTGTTTGGTATTGCATTCTTAACTTCGCATCAGACGATTCTTCGTAATGCTTACTCGCTTTGAGGTATTGCTTAATCGAAACAATCCACTCTTTCACTTTGGGCAGATATAGCGCATGATCTTCATCTTTATCAGATACGGTGGGGTGAATCAATGGATCGCCCGTGACCTTATCTTTAAGTGCCTGCGCATTTTTCAGTAACGGCATTAGTATCTTATATAAAGACGTTCGAACTGCAACCGGCATGTAGCCCAGACGTATCGCTTTCCAACCATGCTTTGCGCAAGCTACTAAGAACGTATCTGGTATTAAAAGCACCTCGTCATTTACACCCCAACCGCTTTCTTTTCTAAGCCACTTCTTCATAGAGTGAAGATATTCTTTATCAGTCACTTCACAATGCACGAACATATCACAATCTAACCAAGCTTGCATACGCTGATCTTCGGTCGTAGCCTTTTCAAGTTTACTCCAATTAGGTTGAGGTATCAACGTCTTCTTGGGTTTAGGCACAAACTTGGCACGTTTAACTCTTTTAGCAGTCACTTTTTTAGCCATCAATCGTATCCTCTTCGATATGTTTCATTATCTGTATCCGTATCCTCGCGATGTGGTACTGGCGATTCATCGGGTTTCTTCCATATGTTTCCATAATTATCACGATAGTTCTTACTGCTTTTCTTACTCTGGATACTATCTCCAGTTACGTCATTTTTTGTTGCCATTATTTCCACCAATAGGGTGTGTCGCGTTTTGTCCACACTGCAAAACTCTTCTTAGCTACTTGATAGTAGTTGCGATAAGATTTTATTGAATCGCCCGGAACGATACAATCAGGGAATTGACCCATAGCAGGAGGTGGATCTGTAAAGCCGGATACACCAGTTAAACCCTCGGGAGGGGATATCAAGTAATACTCTAGCTTAGTGAATGAAAGGTGAGACTTGCCATATCTGTGTTCAAACTCATGATGTAATGCTGTCCACATATCGTACAACCACGTATAATTCTGTGCTGATTCTCGGAGCCACACCGCAGATGGATGATTCATGTGAGTAGCCTTATATAGAGTATGTTGCATAGCGGCGTCTGGGTGGAAGAACCTTGCGATTCTGCGACCGTTTGTAGTTCTTCCCTCCCAGTGTTCACCATCAATAATTCTATGAGCCGTCGACATAAGTTGCGCGTATTCTACAAGCATCTTTACCACGTGCTTGTCGTTATGCATTTCAGCACATACTACTGGGTCTTTATCTAAGTAGAACACGTTCATCTTATTTCACCTTTTGTTTAGTTTTTAGAATAGCATATATTTCGCCAAGAACTTCACGCTCTTTGTGATCTAAAGTATTGTACAGTTTCTTAGACCTTTTGTCAACCTTTCCTACTTTACGGAAGAGCTTGGCTTTTTTGCTATTCACACTCGTTGTATCAATGAGGTCGCTTCTCTGTAGGAATTTGCGAAATCATCATTAGTGGCTGTAAGAAAAACATAGTCTTTAAACCGTACCATCTTCGCATCAGCCATACCAGTCATACATAGACCTCTCGCAAATCCTACACCTTCTTCAGTTGCGATTAACATTCGAGGATTTTCAACGACGATCTCGCCATCTTTGCCTTCACCTTCAAAAACGCCAACATACTCACCAGAAACTGTTACGACCGATACCACTTCTCCTATTAAATTACTTAGGCCCGTCAATATTCCTATACCCATTTCTTTATTCCTTATCTTCAATTGAATTAATTACACTAGGAAAGTGCTGTCCTATAATTTCCCAACAGGACTTAGCGATTTCCATATGTTCTTTCTGTGTACCGTTTGACATTCTAAGATCGCAATAGTGTACCCACGATCTTAGACTACCCGACATATATAGCGTAGTCTCGGTAAGACCTTCGGGTAACAATGACCTCGCTTGCTCTTTCGCGACACCTAGATCAAGAGCCCTATGATACTGCTCTTTTGCTAGTGTTCTAACTTTAGTCTGCGCGTCAAGCCATTCATGATGTACATGTTTATCATCCGTCTCTATAGAGTTTTGACGATTCGATTTATCTTGTAATCGTGTTTCTCTAACTACGTCTATATTCTCACTCACCGCATATCGTTGACTAAACTCTTGAAACGAGAAGGATCGATGACGTAAAATCTGGCGACTAATATCTCTAGTCGTTTTAATTTCCATTGTCATATGAACCATCTCTAGAGGCGACCAATGATTTTCTCTAATGAGATACGAGAGGAGCTTGCTTGCTGTCCCAGTGTTATTTTGATTAGCCGGATTACTTACTCGCGCAGTATACGCTACTAATTCTTCGGCTGTTCTGCATTCACTATACGCGCTCGGTTTACTTAGCGCAATTAAATTTACCACACACATCTCCAGTTAAGTTAAAATAAGATCGACGCACCACCTAGGAATTCACCAATTTACGAGATTGTCGATCAGGTTGTATTATAGCAGGTCTTCTACCATTTGTCAAGTGGAATTAAAAAAGCCTTCTCGAAAGAAGGCTGGTTGTGAGTGATCGTTTTATGGTGCAGTCTCTAGTATATCAAGGTCACAAGGGATGTCAAGATTTTTCGCTATTATATCCATTTTTTATCTCCAATGCAGTTTGAGAATGGTGTTCTGTTAGACGATTTGTTTTTGGCGTGATGGACTAGTGCATCGTTCAGTACCGATAGCTCATAAGAAACCATGTCGAAGCCACACGAATTACACTCATGGTAAGGACTCGGCACCACTAACGGCTTTCCCTCATGCTGAAATTCGTAATCTTCTATTTTGAGCACCATCTCTCCATCAGGGCATTTTTTGCATTTATCCATCACTTTTCTCCTGCTGTTATCGCCAGCCAAAATCATCATCCATTATCATCGTTTCCACCTTTTCAGTTCTAGGTATACAGCAAATTGCCCCAGAGTAAATGCACTAAAAACAATAAGCTCTACCAACCCAAAATCAGGAAATGTAACACCAGCTACCACAAGCCCTAAAGCTAACCCCAAAAATATTTTAGCTATTATTAATTTATTCATAGTAGCTTGCCGTACTGCCATCGCTAACATTAGTCTGGTTA